CTGTAATTCGTGCAACTCGTAAAGAGTCCGCACAACCCACTGACCCATTCGCAGAGCGGATGCGTCGGCTAGCAGGTATTAAATAATACAAATACATTTATAGGAGGTATTTTAAAATGGCTAGTATAGTAGAAAGATTGACCGAAGGAGTTATCAATCGCGATATGCGTGCCGAAGGGAACGCATTGTTAAGTAAGTGGGAGAAGACTGGTCTATTAGAGGGCCTCGATAAGGATCGCCATCGTCACAGTATGGCGCGCCTACTCGAGAACCAAGCTAAGGAGCTTCTCCGTGAGACAAGCACTATGTCCGGTGGAGATGTTGAGGGCTTTGCAGCCGTCGCATTCCCCATTGTACGCCGAGTGTTTGCAGGTTTGATCGCTAACGATCTTGTTAGTGTTCAGCCGATGAGTCTGCCAAGCGGACTTATCTTTTTCCTAGACTTTACCGTCTCCACCAATGGTGCGGGGCTGCCTCGTCTAGGTTACGGTGACCCCCAGGGCACCGAGTCGTCCCTCTATGGCGGCGGCGTTGTGGCAAGCCAGATCACTGGCGGTGTGATTATCACAGGCTCTACGGCTGATAGTGGTCCTTACAACCTCAACAACGCGTATGCGTCTCCGACTGGTTCGGGTGCTCTTACATTCACATTTGTGACTTCGAGTGTCTACAGTTCAAGCGCGGGTGAAGTGCCCCGGTTGAGTCGTTATGATGCAGAGCTTGAAGCAGCGTCAGGTACCGCTACCGTTGCCATTTATTCGGCCGACATTAGCGGACTTAGCCAGTTCAACAAGGAAGACTTAGTGGCTGTCGTCATCTCTGGTTCTAATGGGAACGCTGGTATGGCGCGCGGAGAAGCTATCACAGGTTCTGTGGCAAATGGTGGAGCCATACAGCTTCGTCGTCTGACGCGATATAGTGGTTCTAGTACTTCAGTGGTGTATATCACAGTTGCTTCGTATGATGGGACGTTGAGCGCCGTACAGTGTTCTTCTAGTATCGCTACCATTCAGAGTGGTACTAACGTCTATTTCCCGCAGACTGATAACTTTAGCGCCAGTGTGGCTCTGGGTTCAATCGTGGGTACGACAACGTGGGGCTTGGAAAACAACGAGAAGATCCCCGAGATCGACATCAAGGTCGATTCCGTGGCTGTGACCGCTGTTACCAAGAAGCTCAAGGCCAAGTGGACGCCAGAGTTGGGACAGGATCTTAATGCCTATCACAACCTTGACGCCGAGGTCGAGCTAACCAGCATTCTCTCTGAGCAGATTGCTCTCGAGATTGACCGCGAGATTCTTGAGGATCTTGTGGTTGGAGCTAAGGCTAGTACTTATTACTGGGCTCGTTCCCCTGGTATGTTCTTGAACCGCGTAACTGGTGCCGAAGTCGGCGCTTCTTCTGCGGCTCCTGACTTCACGGGTACTGTATCCGAGTGGTACGAGACGCTTGTAGAGACCATCAATGATGTGTCTGCACAGGTCCATCGTAAGACTCTACGGGGTGGAGCTAACTTCCTGGTCTGCGGACCCGAAGTTGCCAACATCCTTGAGTTCACCGCTGGGTTCCGCGCTAGCATTACTGCTGACGATGAAACCGGTACGGTTGGTGCTGTTAAGGTCGGTAGCCTTTCCAAGAAGTTCGATGTGATTGTAGACCCCTACTTCCTTCGTAACGTCGTCTTGGTTGGACGCCGAGGTTCCAGCTTCCTAGAGAGCGGTTATGTATACGCACCTTATGTGCCACTACAGACCACTCCCACTATCTTTGGTCCTGAGGACTTCGTACCCCGCAAGGGTGTGATGACTCGGTACGCCAAGAAGATGGTGCGTCCCGATATGTATGGTCTTGTGATCATCCGCGGTATGTTAGGTGAGTCAGGCGCTACTAGTTAAAAAACTAGCATAGCAAAATAAATGTAAAGCCTCCTTCTTCGGAAGGAGGCTTTCGTTTGTCTGAGACTATTTATAAGCGAATCGTAAGATTCATCCCATGTTAAATGACATGATTACAAATGGAGGGTTATAAAAATGGGAACTAAAAGAGTAGGCTTGGCGAGAACCCAAGCATTAATTGAGAATTTAAAGAGAGAGTTAAGCATGGCTGGCTCAACGTGGAAAGGCACTAGACGGCCAGTCACGGCGCTGAGCGATGCCGCGGGGGCAGGAGCAAATCGAACAGCATTGACGGTTGCTGAGTCAGGAACTATCTTTACAGTACCTGAACTAACAGTTGGGACGCAGACAATCACGCTCCCGGCACTAGCATCTACTGCTGTAGGAACTACATACACATTTGTTATGATCGACACTGCCGACCAGATATTCAATGTACTCGGAGCCGATTCTGATAAGATCTTGGCTGTTAAGCCTGATGGCGATGGCAACAATACTGCCATTTCCCAGGGGTACGATTTAATTGGGTTTAAGGCTGCTGCAGTCTTAGGTTCATCGTTTACAGTCACGTGTATATCTAGCACTGCTGCTGTTGGATGGTTAGCCACTGATGTGATTGATGGTCTCGCGGCCAACGTGGGAAGCATAAATCTAGCTTAATCATCTTGTCAACTAATTTATAAATTTTATATTTATCCCCCTCTTCGGAGGGGGTTTTCTTTTAAAACCACGATCTACTCAATTTTTTTCGCCTCCAATTTTTTGAGATTTTCGGTTTCGCGAGAATAGTACTATTTACTATACTATAAAGGAGAATTCCCATGGGAAAGAAAAGACGATTGAATTCCGCGATGGCCAAGTTTAGAACTAAGCACTCTAGCCATCCTCGAACCCAACTTTTGAGTGGCACTGTGGTGGTGGACACACCTGTTATTGCTATAGAAGCACCACAAGTTGAGGCTACACTTAGCGCAATTTTGGAGGAGGACACAATTGAAATAACCCCCGAAGTCGTGGCACCTATTAAAAAGGTGAAGAAAAACACCCAGAAAAGAGTTAAAAAGACTTCATCGTAAAATACCTCTCTTTAGAAAAGAACGCCACCTCCCCATGGGGTTTTGTGTGGCGAGCTACTAATTAAAGGGGGAGAATCCATCGATGCCACAAAACTTAAGTCCAAGGTCTCAAACTAGTCCTATAGTTTTAACTTCAACGGGGTCCGCAGCCCTTGTGGCCGCAGCGGTACCCTTTGGGATGTACACGGGTTCGCTAGAGTTTTTAACTGGCGCCAGTGCGCAGGTAGCATACATTTATAAGAAGCTGGGAGGAGATGTTGTAGACATCGAATTAACTCCAGCAAATGTTTATGCTGCCTATGAAGAAGCAGTATTAGAATACTCCTATATTATTAATTTACATCAAAGCAAAAATATGCTATCTGATGTGTTGGGTAATGCCACTGGTACCTTCGATCACCTAGGAGAGATGGAGGCCGGCACGTTATCGTCTAGTTTGGGTGGCGACAAAGTTTCTCTTAAATATCCGCGCTATCAGTTTGAATATGCCCGGAACGTGGCGGATGGGATGATATCAGTGGGAGGCCTTGGGGGAACTGTTCCTCAATATTCCGCCTCCTTTAAACCAGTTGCTGATGTTCAAGATTATGACCTTCAGAGTATTATTTCTGCATCCTCTGCCACTGGGACTGATGATGGTGGAAACGTTGTGCCCTTTAATGACAAGGTTGGGGATAACCGAGTCGTCATCACTAAAGTATTTTATAAGTCCCCACGAGCCATGTGGCGATTTTATGGCTATTACGGAGGAATTGGCGTTGTAGGAAATTATTCCACTTATGGCCAATTTGCTGATGATGCTACATTTGAAATCATTCCCACTTGGCAAAATAAACTTCAAGCCATCATGTACGAGGACTCTATTATGACGAGAACCTCTAATTATTCTTATGAAATTATTAATAACAAACTGAGACTCTATCCCAATCCCAGTTACTGGGACTTTGGAGAAATAGATCGGATTTGGGTACGATTTTATGTAGATGACAATGCCTGGGATGAGGATGACAATTATAGATCCGGTGTAAACGGGGTCAATAATGCCAACACTATTCCTTTTGAGAATATTCCATATAAAAACATTAATGCCATTGGGAAACAATGGATACGAAAGTATTGTCTGGCGCTCTGCAAAGAAATGTTAGGACAGATCAGAGGAAAGTTTAACACTCTCCCGATTCCTGGCGAAAGCGTAACGCTTAATCATGCCGACTTGCTTTCCCAGGCAAAAGAAGAACAAAACACTTTGAGAGATAAATTAAGAGAACTATTAAAGGAAATGGAGTATACAGAGCTTGTTAAACTGGACAGTGAAAAGGCCACTGCAGCCACGGATGTTCTGAAGGGTTCGCCATTGCCCATTTTTGTGGGGTGATGAATAATGTCCGATGAATGGAGCAGACCTAAAGCACCACCCCCTCCGTTATTCTTAGGGAAGAAAGAACGAGACCTGGTTAAACAGGTCAACGATGAGCTAATTGAAAAAGTAATTGGCCAACAGGTTCTTTACTATCCGATTGACTTAGAAAAAACCAATTTTCATCCTTTATACGGGGAAGCTATTAAAAAAACCTTTTTACCTCCTGTGCGTGTGTATGCTCTGGTTGAATTTACCACGTTTGAAACTACTTACATGGCGAATGCTGGGATTGATAAAGTTTGGGAAATTAACATTCATTTTCACCGCCGGCGCCTTGAGGAGGATCAAAACATGTATGTTCGGGAAGGAGATTTCGTACTCTATGGCGAAAATTACTATGAAATAGTTAAGCTCGTTGAAAACAAGCAGCTATTTGGACAAGTGGATAACATGTTTGAGATATCTGCTGTGTGCAAGAGAGCTAGAAAGGGGTTGTTTGATGCTTCCTAAGAATTTTGATTTTGCAATGTTGCCGGTAAACAAGGATACGGCAACTCTTAAAGAAATAGGGATGCTGGGGTCCACCCTAGAAGATATAGATTACGCCATTACAGAGTGGCTGGAACAAGATTTAGATTTGAGAGCCAATAGCAGCGAAGGTTTTGTGCAAGTTCCGGTATTGTGGCAAGTTCCCGAAAGATCATATCAAATTAAGAACGAAAAAGAGTTAAGAGATGATTCGGGCGCCCTACGATTGCCATTGATAGGTATCGAGCGCACCACAGTTACCAAGGATCCCACGAAAAGAGGTTCCTTCCAAGCCAATATATATTCAGAGGACAAAAACGGCAGATCTGGTCGTTTGGTGATTGCCAAGAAAATAGTTCAGGATAAGACGCGGAATTTTGCGGTGGTTCCCGCAACTCGTGATTATCAAACTGGCGGAAAGCAACAGCTTTATTATCCGAGAGTAAACAAAAAAGTGGTCATTAAGAGTCTTTCTATTCCTATTCCTGTTTACGTTAATATAGAATATAAGATTACTTTAAAATCCGAATACCAGCAACAAATGAATGAGATGGTAGCGCCATTCATCACGCGAACCGGACAAGCAAATGCTTTCACGCTGACGCGGAATGGTCATATATACGAGGCATTTATCGATCAAGGCTTCGCCCAAAACAACAACGTTAATGACTTGGGAGAAGAAATGAGAATGTATGGAACCGATATCACCATTCGGGTATTGGGATATCTAATAGGAGAGGGTGATAATGATGATCGTCCAATTGTTAGAATTCATGAGAATATAGTAGAGGTAACTTTTCCTAATGAAGGGGTAGTTCCCGAAGGTAATGACGGGTTTTTTCTTTAGTTCAGGAACTACTTTTGAGATTAAAAATACTACTTAATTAATGATCACGCTATCATTTACACCTATTTTGATAAGAGGAACTCAATAATGTCAGTTAAAAAGTTTAAGTTTGTATCTCCTGGAGTGTTTATCAACGAGATTGATAACTCCTTTATTCCACGACAACCCGAAAATATCGGCCCAGTTGTCATTGGGCGTTCACGCCGCGGCCTGGCAATGCAGCCCGTAAAGGTCGAATCATATTCAGATTTTGTTGAAATGTTTGGAGAGACGGTGCCTGGAATGGGCGGCGGTGATATTTATCGCGACGGCAATTATCAGTCCCCGATGTACGGAACTTATGCTGCCAAAGCGTTCCTGAACGCAGGTGTGGCCCCTCTTACTTATATCCGACTCCTTGGCCAGCAAGATCCGAGTAATAATGCGTCTAACGATGCTCGAGCCGGCTGGAAAGTATTGAATACCATTAACAAGCTACCTTCAAGTAACGGAGGCGCTTACGGACTTTGGTTGTTCCCTAGTCAATCCAGCACCGCCATTTTAGGTACCGGCAGTTTGGCTGCCACCTTCTATATAAATGAGGGGCGCATATCACTGAGTGGCACCATGTTTGGCGGCATTGGCAATACACCCGCTGGGAACTCAACAGTTACCTCCTCAACGGGTGTTCCCATTGGGGATAGCAGCAATCTTCATACTCTTGTAATTAGTTCCTCGGCCGGCGGCCAGAGCAAAGTTGAGTTTGGTTTTGATGATAGTAGTTCCAATTGGGTTCGCAAGAAGTTTAATACTAACCCCCAGCTTATTAGCGGTACCACTTTTTATACTCCCGGCGCCGCGGGTTCTGGTTCGGCTACTGGATATTGGCTTGGAGAGACATACGGCCAAAGAATCCGAGATCAAGGTCTAACCACATCTTCCATTGGTGTTGTGTTTGCTATCGCAGGCCCATCTTCAGCAACTCCCGCCAATATGAAAAACCAAGCGTCCACGGAAGGTCGAACTGGATGGTTCATTGGCCAAGCACTTTCTGCTCCCTCCGCTTACGTTCCCTTTAACTCGACGCGGTTATTCCGCTTAATAGGCCGCGGCCATGGCGAGTGGCTCCAAAAGAGTGTTAAAGTTTCTATCTCTAATATTAGAGCTTCCACGAGCACGAGTACGGAATATGGTACATTTTCTGTTGTTCTTCGTAGTATTAGCGACACCGATAGCGCAGTACAAGTGATGGAACGGTTTGATAACGTAACACTTGATCCTACTTCTCCTAACTATGTGTCGCGAGTTATTGGTGATAAATACACCCAGTGGGATACCACTGAAAGAAGACTGAAGACTTATGGTGAATTTGATAACAACTCTAAATTTGTTTATGTTGATATGAACCCCGACGTAGAGGCAGGTGGAACAGACCCCACTCTTCTACCGTTTGGCTATTTTGGTCCTCCAAAATTTAGAACAATTTACGATTTAAGCGCCACCGGTGCTTGTTCAATCGTTCCTGGCGCCGGCCCAGCCGGCGATGGTGGCCTTCTTTCTAATAATTTCTTTCTAACGGGCGGCGTGAGCATTGTTGCACACCCCCCATCCGTCGCCATCGCAAGGTCTGGCTATGCAACAGGCAATACTCCCTATTTGTCAGGTGGGCTAATTGCCACCGGGAGCTTAGAGTTCCCTCATGTTCGGTTACGTACCTCAGCATCAGATGGGGGACTTAGCGACGCCACTGACGCATATTTTGGAATGCAAACCACGCGTACTGCCACCAGCACAGATTACGACCCCAGCGTTCCATCTTGTCATAGACTACTCTATAGTGGGTACAATGCCGGCGGTGGCTCCAACGCGACCGATCCTAATACTGTTGCGGGTGTTGATGACTGGGCTTATGTCTTCTCTTTGGATGATATTGTTTTAAGTGGATCTTCTGCCAATGGATGGTACTATTCATCTGGATCTCGCGCAAGGGAAAATTCTTATACTTCTGGTGCTTATAGCGACCTGTTAAACTCTGGAATTAATAAGTTTACGTGTCCTATCTTTGGCGGCTTTGACGGCTTTGATATTATGAAG